CGGCGGTTGGATAGGCCAATCCACCAGCGGTCAAAAGCCCTGTTGAAGTAATTGAGGAGGCGGAAACTGCGCCCGTGGTGACTGAAGAAGGCGCGGTTCCAAGCTCGATGACCGTTGCAGAATCATCCTCGGTAAAAAGCCGCTTGTCAGCGACATTAACCGCTAACTCGCCTTGAACCAAATCCGAACTGCTTGGAACAGCACTCGCTGTGCTGGAATTCTTGGTTACTATCGTTGGCATAAATCCCCCTGGTTATAAAAAAAGGGGGGTAAATGAATACCCCCCGAAACTCAAGGGAGAGTTACGAATTCACCACAAGGTTGAAGGCTGAATCAGGTCGGTATGCAACTGACCCATAAAGCACATCGCCTGTTAGTAAGTCGGCCAACCACTCCTGCTTATACTGAGTCTGAACCCTTACATCTTGCTGCATAGAAAGAACAAGGGAAGCCTCCTGCAGAAGTATAGCTGCCTTCAATTCACCGCCCGCTGAGTTCTCAGCAGCGGTTTCAGTGACAGGGCAGTTAGTGCTGACCATGATGTCGATACCATAAATGTTACCGATCTTGCCGTTATCAACACCACGACCACTAACAAAGTCGGAATTAACATAACGGTCAATTCCCATCATGGTTGATCTGGCACTTGGCGGAATTACGAAATACCGCTTGTCGAAAGGCACATCAGCGTCATCCTGCTTAACGATCAAAGCGCGGAATCCTGCGTCAGTGAGCAAATCGCTTGTTGTAACGGTATCAACGGCATAGGTGGTTAAGCCGCCGGACGCATCAACGTAGAAAGACGCTGAATTCACCCAGCTCGAACCGTCGCCATCACCCAGGTTTTTGCCTAAGTTGTGCAGATTGGTATCTATGTTTTTGGAAAGAGCGTAGCCACAGTCATCGGTATAAAACTCCTGACTTGATGCTAGTTCTTGCAGTGCTGCAATATCCTCAAGAAGTCGAGAATATTCAAAGTGCTTATCAATCGTGATAGCCACAGTTGATGCAGTATCATTCTGGATGGTTACGGCTGTGCCAGCGGCTTTTGCTGTCACACTTCCTCTACTGGGAGCTGGGACATTTATGGTATCGCCCTTCTTGCCCGTCATTGGAATTTGCTTAACAATGCCAGCCATAACGATACGGGATTTGAATGCTGCCCGTACCTGATCGGACCAAAGTTCTGGAATGAAATTGGCCTGAGTTGTTACATTACTACTACCGCCCTGGGCGGGATATACGGATGTTGCCATGATGAATCACCTTAAAATAAGAAAATAAATTAAGTGACCCGACCCTCTCGATACATCTTCTCAATCTGAGGATATAAGCGCCGATAGCGTTCCGGGTCATTCATTTTAAGATTCACTATGTCATCACGCGAAATGGTCTTGCCTGCGGAGGTTTCTGAAGAACCCTGAGCGTTACCCGTTGCTGCTTTTTTTGCCTGGGCTTTGCGGTCCTGGTTTTTCAATGCCTCAACCTCGGGCGGTGGCTGGTTTGTTGCCTTAAATCCAGACAAAAGTTCATCCACTATCCCAACATCCATCGACCTCATGCCGGTGGTATAACTCGCGGTGCGACTTGGCGAATGCGCTATATAGGTCTTGAAGTCATCGGAATTAAGCAAAGCAGAAGCATCGGGATGTCTGGATTCGATGTCGCGGGCTGCTGTTTCAGCCCTCATTCGCGCCAGTTCTTCCGCTTGCTGCTTCAATACCGGATGATCCTCAATGCTCTGCTTGATAGCACTGGCCGGGTCGCCGAAATAGTCAATCTCTTTGGCTTTGGGTTGTTCAACTTGCAGTTGGCTGTCAACGTAACTTCTGGTACCTTTCATTGCTTCAATTTCGCGTCTTACATCAGCGACTTCATTAGATTGCCGACCAATCATAGACTTCTGATCGTCTAGCATTTTTTCCAAATCATCGCGTGACTTTGACGCATAAGCACTTGCTGGTACTTCCGTTTCCTCAGTCTTTTCGCCAGATTCCTCTGGTTCAAGAATTGCAATAGGATCGTCAACAGGCTGCTCGGCTGCTTCTGCCTTTGCCATATTTTCTCCTGATTAAGTTATCCATAATGGGCTTAAAATTTAACCCGCAGGACCGTGGAGTTCGGTTTCCCTGCGCTCTGCCTTTATTTTCTTCTGCCGATCTCTTGCCCATTTCATCGTAGCTCCTGGGAAGTCGCCACTGATTACTTCGAGCATTGGACCCGCGTAAGAAAGCACCCGAGTTGAGGATTGCCGGCAGTCAGGGCAATCAATTTGTCTCACGGAAGTTTCTACAAGTTTTTCACTACGATGTCCGTCTGGGCATCTGAACTCAAAGATCATTCTGCTCATACAAAGTTTCAACTTGGTCCCGCAGTGTCAGGATTGAGGCGATGACATCCAACTGGCCCTTTCGGAACCGCAAGTCATCGTTATCTTTCGTCCATTCCACTGAATTAATGTTGGCTCGATTTCCCTCATAGTCTTTGAGAAGGATTTTCCAGCCATCTGTCGCCATCATTTCAAACATTGCTTCGCAATATTCTTCATCTTCTTTTGACAGACTCATTTTTTTTTACCGTAACACCGAAATTAATTAACGTAAAGTGTCGTAATTAAGCTAATTTAACGGGCCGCACTAATCTTGGCCTCTTCCACGCTTACCTTTTTCTCTTTGATGGCCGTTTCAGCGATTTTCAGCTTGAGCTTGTCATCCTTGTCAAGATCACCCTCTGAGCGAGTAAGGTCAGCAAGTGCCTCAATTCGATCACTTTCCAGCTTAATCGGAACGGCAATAGTCTCAGCCTCGATTTTCTTGGCCCTGGAGTTAGATTCGTTTGCCTGACCAACCAACGCGGCAGTTTGCCCCTGGGTGAATTCAAGCTGAGCCCTGGCAGAAACCTGGGCCATCTCCTGCTGCTGTGGATCAGGCTGCATGGACTGGTCGATCATTGCGTCAAGCTCTTCGCGGTTTGACAGGGCCATGTTGTCAACGATGGATTTAATCAGCGCGGGGTAGAGCGGGTTGTCCTGCGGCATGGTCTGTAATAACTGAACCAGTTGCGTGACCTCATATTCTCTTTGAAGAATCCCAAGACTAGAAGTCACGGTGAAAACGAAATCCTCTACCGGATAATTCTCTGGATCAAACTGCATATACCGACAAGCTGCCATTTTTACGAATGGGATCAAAAAGCTCTGTTGAAAGTTCACCAGGGTGCGTTTTTGGCGCTTTATGATGGCAGATAGCCCCATCGAGAGGGTAGAGGCAGCCGTGTCGTTAAGATTCCCTGGTATAGCCGAATCGACGGCACCAGTGGCCTGTTGAACCATCTGCTGCAATGATTGAGCCTGGGCAAAAGTGATCTGAGACACCTGGCCGAAGTTAAAAGGCTGTAAAACCTCCGCAGGGTTGCCATTTGTGAGCAAAATCTTCCCAGGTCTGACCTCTGGTTGAGAGCCCCTGGGGATTCTGGTCGAATCCATCGCCATCATGGGCGAATTTGTTAAGGCCAACGCATCAATTCTGGCCCTAAGCTCAGTATCCAGGGCCTTTTGGGAGTGATATGCCTTTTCTGTTACTCCACGACCCCAAAACCTTGACGGAACAACGTCCCAGGGGAAGGCTATAACAGGTCTATCCTGCATCATATAGGGATTTTCTATCGCTTTTAGCACGGTTGCGCCGTTAGCTATGACGATACAAGCCTCAACGTAATAAGGGCCATCATCAGGGTCTGGCAGATCAATAAGCTCAATATCTACCTCAGTGACCGTTTCACCCTCTTCCTCAACAACTGCGGTTTCTTCCAGTGCTTCTTCAAGCTCTGACATTGTTCCTTCAGTTTCAAAGTCATCGAGCAAATGCCGTGGCACAAGACCGTAATATTTAGTCAGCCTCACAACGTGATCCGGCTGATCAACCAGGGTGGGGTCAGGTTCAAGAATGTCGGTACTGGTTGTACCAGAGGTTTCGATGGTAACGTCTTTATAAATACCAGCTTCTTGCATGAGCTTAATTGAGTGCGGAGAAACATCCTCATCAATTGCCACGCCAAGACTCGATTCAATATCGGTAGCCTCTGGCTGGATTAGAAAGTTCTGTGGCAAGACCGCTTTTAGCTTAACAACCGTTTTTTCTTCTTCCTCGGTGCCTTGGGCCATCATGCCGCCCATGGGCCGGGTTGCTGGCTTGATTTCATTTTGAAGATCAATAACCACCTCTGCAATGCCCGTCCCAAAAACCGCAGCATTAAGCAAAACCTCGCCTATGTCTTGCCTGATCTTTTGCTTTTGAAAATCCTCGGTGAGCTTATCCCGCAAATACTTGATTTTCATCTTGGCTATTTTTTTCTGCTGCATCTCAGCCTGGAGCATCGCCGCCTGCTCTTCAGTCATGTTTTCAGGGGGATTCGGGATTTCAATATCATCCCGAATATCAAAAAACCGACCACGACCAAAGGTGGCCTCTTCAATTTCTGCAACGCTTGATTCAATGGCCTGAGAGGTCGCAGGCGAGATTATCTTGCTCCTCTCACTGACCCTAGTTTTGTCGTTGGGATCGTAAATACCACGCCATATCCGGTAGTATTCCTTGAAGGTCTTTTCGTAGTTCTGCTCATAATGATTACGCCACTCGCTTACCTGCGTCATCACCCAGGAACTTAATCCAGCATCCTCGAAAAGCCGCACCTCTACTTCATCATTTTTCGCCATATCAATATCCCGCCACCGAATCTATGAATTCGTGATTGTCCTGCTCAAAATCCTGTGCATAAGGCACCGTCGCCATCTGGTCGATATAAGCCAACGCATCCACCGTGTCGTCGTGCGTCAGCGGATCGGGGAATTGATAAAGCTCATCAAGGAACATTTCATTCCACGACCCCCTGTTTAACTTGATAATTCCGTTTTCAAACCGCCCTTGTAAGGCCCACATCACCCGATCTGTTTTGTTCTTATTCCCGTGGGTTAATTCCTCAACCCTGAAATAACGGGCATTCTGCCGCATTAAATCTAGCAGGGGCGACATCACCGCCTGCTTAGCAATACCCCTCTCAATGCCCACCGAGATCGGCTCATAATCCCTCACCGCCTGAAATATCTTCATGGCCGTTTCGTTAAGATCCCAACGACCCGCAATTATGTCCTTGACCCACCAACCTTCTTCGTTGACCTTAACGATTGCGATAGCCGTATTGTCTAAGTTTGATTTCTTTCTTCTTCTGGGGCTTTGGCTAACGTCTGCGAATCCAGCCAGGTCAATGCTGATGTAGTAATCGCCAGCGGTCGGCTCTTTTCCCTCGAACCGAACCCAATCTTCCTTAAACATTTCCGACCCACGCGCCTCAAAACTTGCCA